TTTCTTGCTTGATACCTTCCCAAAACTTAATGTCTCTTGTGGATGGTTTGGCTTCGTTTGTCATTTTAAGCTCCATGTTTGTGTTGTGCCACCAGTATAAACATGGAAAAAACATATCTGCAAGTATATTTTTCACTGGCTCCCTATATTTTAAACATATATAAAGAAAACAGACACAAGAGGAGTCAAAACCATGTCAGATAAGAAGCGCCTAATCAATTTCGCGGAAGAATATGACCGCATAATTACAGAAGCCGCGCGCAGGTCAGGGCTATCTTTCAGCGCGTTTTGCCGGAGCGCAGCATTGGAAAAGGCTGCAACAATCGTGGAGCATATACAGCAGCCGAGGGCAGATTGATGCTTATCTACGGATGCGACCCGGGCTTCACCGGGGCCGTGGCGCTATACTGGACCGACACGGGCAGGCTGGAAGTGCATGACATGCCGGTAATGAAGAACACCAAAGGAAAAACGGTCATAAACTGCCCGGCATTGCTGGACGTGCTACAGAATGAAAGCGGCGAGCGCTGCCTTGCCGTGATCGAGCAAGTGGCCGCAATGCGCGGGCAAGGCGTGTCCAGCATGTTTCGCTTCGGCGAGGGCTATGGGATGCTTCAGATGGGATGCGCTGCAAACAAGCTGCCCGTGCAATTCGTAACGCCTGCAAAATGGAAAGGCTACTTTGGATTGAACCGGGATAAAGGCGTGTCTCGCGGTCTAGCAATGCAGCGCTTCCCAGATAACGCCAGCGATTTTGGCAGGGCGAAAGACGATGGCAGGGCAGAAGCGGCCTTGCTTTGCTTATACGCGGCAGAAAATATGGTTTGAGCGGTTTGGGGTGGGTGTATTAAATGTGTATTAATTGTGGAGCCATATAAACAAGGGGTTTTGTGGTGTGTTTAGTACAATTAATACGCTTTTAATACAGTATTAATACAAGTGGTGTTTTTGTATTATTTGTATGAATTACCTTTAGGTATTCATACAAATAATACACACAAAAAACGTGAGGTTTAATATATGGCATACGATTGGGCTAAGTGGGTCAGACATAAGATTGAGAAGGGCGAGGCGATTGTTCATCCTGCTGGCTATCATAAAGGGGTCGAGCGGCTGCAGGGGTTTAGATCAAGGCTTGACGCTTGCCGCGATTTAGAAGAGCTAGAGGGCTTCGCTAATCGGCGCAAGTTTAATCCAACATTGCCGCGATGGAACGCCAGCGAGCGTGATGCAATCCTGCGGCGCAAGTTTGAGATGGAGAATGGGAATGGGTGAGAATATAAGAAGCGCCGTCTTAAAAGAGGCCAGCGAATTGATTAACGGCCAGCGGCAATCAGACTATGGAACGCCGCAAGAAAATTTTGGTTGCATTGCGCAGATGTGGTCAGCCTATCTTGGGCCGGAGGTGAGCATCACCGCTGGCGATGTATGTCGAATGATGACGCTTCTCAAGGTGGCCCGGCTTAGGAATGGACCACATCACGATAGCAGCGTTGATAGTGCGGGATATATGGCGCTCGGCGCAGAGATGGACCAAACCACATAAACTTGCGCTCCGGGCTTGTGTGTGGCTATAAATGCGCATGGCGCGTCGTTCCTCCCAAGGCCGCGCCTAAACTGGCCCGGCGCTTGTCCCAATCCATGCGCCGGGCATATTTAAAGGGCCGGGCCTATGTCGTACCAGATAGACTTTCGCGTGTTGCTGACCTGCGTGGATGATGACGCGGCCGAGGTTGAGACCGGGCTTCTGGTGGACTATTGCGAAGAGCGGTTGAACGAGACAAGCCCGGCGCGGTTAATGCAAGCGCTTGGTGAGGTTCTCATGGAGCTGCACGAAAGCGATTTAATTAACGCGGGTCAAACCGTGCATTGAAAAAGCCCGGCGCGGTGGCCGGGCGTTTTGTTGTGTTGTGTTTAGGTTCAGGCTTGCAGGTCAACCATTACATTGCGCAATGCCGTGTCGATATGCGTGTCATTCATGTAGTCATATAAATTGTCACATATCCAAGCGGAAAGCCCGGCATAATAAATCCAATCATGCCGCAAGCGCTTTTCAACGTCTTTGGCCTTGCCCTCATTGATTATAAATTGGCGGTGGCAATCATGCTTTTCTTGTGTCCAGATTGCAGCGATTGAGCTTTTAATGTGGTCAAAATGTTGTTGTGTGATTTTCATTTTATTGTTTCCCCTTACAGATTGAGCGCTAATACAGCGCCAATGATAAGCCCGGCGGCAACGCCAAGGCTCACTTGAGTTAAGATTGCCTTGACTTGTTGGCGGACTTGTTTTGCTTGTCGGCGTGTCATGCTATCAATGCCTCCATTGTTGTATCCTCTGCAAAGTCAACAAGGCCGGTGATATATGATTGTGGAACGGTGCGGCCGACATCCTTACCGCCAAGATATTTGTTGATGTGCTTTGATGTTGTGGCGCTAAACTTTTGCTCTGTACGGAATGCGCCCTTGTCGTCCCATCCGGCAACCGGGGTTTGATAAGAGAAAAGAATAGACATGCCCAAGATTTGCAGCTCTGTCATGTTTGATGCGATTGGTTTGATTTGCATTTGATTGTCTCCTTGTTTGTGTTGTGTCATGCGGCTGCATGTGAAGGCCGCGCCGTAAAGCGCGGCTAACAGATGCGGTCAGTGCTGGCGATAGTACCCCGCTATGGTTGGGCCTTGGAAGTAATGGGATATAAATAAAACAGTGTGGAAGTCGTCGCCTGGAACCTTGATCGCGCGGAATCTAACACTGCCGGGCAAGTGCTGGCGCAGAGATGTGATCATACCGTTGAGCGTCTCAGACTCAATATAATCGCCTCCAAATGACGCGTGAGGGCGGAAGGTGTGAATTGCGTTGCTTTCCATTGTCTTGCTCCTTGTTTGTGTGTGTCTATATATAATGTATATGCCGTCACATAACATTGCGCAATAGTGACGTTACGTCACAAATTGATTTACCTCCACGCAACACACCTTAACATCGCAGCGCAGAGGCGCGCCCGCGTAATTGAACAAGCGTTCAATTGCAATATCTGGAATGTGGCAAAAGTGTGGCACAGGTGCGGCGCAGGCTAGGCGCAATGCAATGCGCGCAGCTTGGGGTATCTATGTACCTCAATGCTTAACATGTTAAACAAGTGTTCGCTCATATTCAGGGTTGTGAATGTCGAATGCCCCCCCCCGGTCAAGCATTTGCGGGGTAGTGTTATTATTATACAATTCACACACACGGGAGCCACCCCCCGTACCCCCTTGCCAATCATATGCTACACAGCGTAAAATTATAAAAAATGGGAGTTTATCAAATGGCAGGCAAAGCGTTACAAAAGCGAATACTGTCCGATGTCACCAAGCAAGGCGGCGCAGAGTATTTGTTTGAATATTTTTCTTCTGGTGGCACAATGGCTCAGCTTGCGACGCACTACGAGTGCAGCCGGGGTTACGTCAGCACGGCACTGCACAAAATCCCTGAGTATTCCGAGGTTATAAACAAGGCTCGGCAGGAAGCAGCTGACGCGTTGGTTGAGCAGGGCTTGGAGATGGTTGACGCGTTGGATGGCGGCAGCTCAACGCAGGAGATTGCTGCCACGCGTGAGAAGGTGCAGTGGCGCAAGTTTATGGCTGGGTCGTATAATCAGGAGCGTTACGGCAATCGGCCTCAGACCAATGTTACGATTAGCGTGAGCGACATGCACTTGGACGCGTTACGCAAGGTTAATGCTGACTTGGCGCAGATTGACGCTGAGGATCGCCAGCGTGAGGCGATGGCTATTGACGCGGATTACGAGGATGTCACAGATGAGTGAAGCTAACCCGTTAGAAGAGTTTGTGCTGCGTTACCGTGATGACCCTGCGCTGTTTGTGCAGGAGGTGTTAGGCGCTACTCCGCACGATTATCAGGCTGAGTTTCTGCGGGCTGTTGCGGACGGCGAGCGCAAGGTAAGCATTCGCAGCGGCCACGGCACGGGTAAGTCCACGTCGGCCAGCTGGATTATGCTGTGGTTTGTTCTGCTGCGTTTCCCGAATAAAGTTGTTGTCACGGCCCCCACCAGTGGCCAGCTGTTTGATGCGTTGTTTGCCGAGCTGAAGCGCTGGATTAACGAGCTGCCGCCTCAGCTGAAGGTTTTGCTTACGGTTAAGTCTGACCGGGTTGAGTTAAACGCGGCCCCGAGCGAGGCTTTTATTTCGGCTAGAACGAGTCGCGCGGAGACGCCTGAAGCGTTGGCTGGGGTTCACTCGGAGAATGTGCTGTTGGTTGTGGACGAGGCTTCTGGTGTGCCTGAGAAGGTGTTTGAGGCTGCTGCTGGTTCGATGTCTGGCCATGCCGCGACTACGATTTTGCTAAGCAACCCAACGCGTTCATCTGGCACGTTTTACGAGAGCCAGACGCGGATGGCTGACAGCTGGTGGACACGGCGTTGGTCGTGCATAGATAGCCCGCTTGTGTCTGACGAGTTTGTTGACGAGATGCGCGCAAGGTATGGCGAGGAAAGCAATGCCTTTCGCATTCGTGTGCTTGGCGAGTTTCCGATGGCGGATGACGACACGATCATTCCGTTTCACTTGGTTGAGAGCGCTATTCATCGTGACATTGAGGCAACACCTGACGTTAAGCCAATTTGGGGTTTAGACGTTGCGCGCTTTGGCACAGACAAGACTGCGCTGTGCAAGCGTTATGGCAATGTTGTGACTGAGATTACAAGCTGGCAGGGCTTGGATTTGATGCAAACAGTTGGCCGCGTTATGGCCGAATACGAAGGCTTGCCGCCTTCTATGCGGCCTAGCGAGATACTAGTTGATAGTATTGGCGTTGGCGGCGGTGTGGTTGACAGGCTGCGCGAGCTTGGCGCGCCAGTCAGAGGCATTAATGTTGGCGAGGCTCCGGCCATGGGCAAGACCCACATGAACCTGCGCAGTGAATTGTGGTTCAAAACAAAAGGTTGGCTTGAGGATCGGTCGTGCAAGCTGCCGAAAGACGACCAGCTTCTCGCGGAGCTGACTGCAATACGTTACTCGTTTACATCGTCAGGCAAGATGAAGGCTGAGAGCAAGGATGAGATGCGCAAGCGTGGGTTGAGGTCGCCTGACCTTGCGGATGCGCTTTGCCTGACAATGGCCAGCGATGCTGCAACTGCATTGTCTGGTGCGATGTCAAGTTGGAAGCAAACTATTAAACGCAACTTGAAGGGTATTGCATGAAGCCAGTTCCGTTCCACAAGCTGTCACCTAAGATGAAAAATATCCGCATGAACCAGTGGATTAAAACTTACATTGGCCGAGGTTTAAGTTTGGAGGACGCTCAGTATGCAGCAAGGTGGCGCGCTGGGCATTGGAAGCTAAATGCGCGTATGGAGAAGGTTCTAGCGGACATTGAGGATGTGTGATATGCAGCCTGCGTGGTATTATCAGATAAACTGTGCTAATGTGCAGAAAAGCTAGAGGATGATGACATGAAACCATGTAAAGGTTGCCCCACCCCCGCAGCATGTAAACGTGCTGGCAAATGCCTTGCTAAAAAATACGGGAAGTAAGTTATGGGTATTTTTGATTTCTTAGGCGACATTTCGTCAAAGCGCAGCAAAGAGCTTGGCCTTGGCGGCTTGCAGTCTTTGCTTGGTACGCGCGGTGCAGCGCAGGCTGGCGCAATTGGCGATGAGATGATTGGCATTACGAACCAAGATAGTTTGCCGGGTTATTTTAATGAGCAGACGCGTGAGTATGTGCCTTGGTACGTTGATTTGTTTGACGGCGGTGGCTTAAATGCTGCTGGCGGTCAAGCTGAGCAAGAGGCTGCGCAGTCCAAGTCTGCGGCTGCGGGCGTTACGCCCGGCGGCGCTCCTGTTCAGTCTCCCGGTTTACTCGCAAATAATCAATTGTCTGACATGGAGCGTAGGCAAAGGTCAAATCCACTTGAGCCATTTGGCGGGTTTGGTCCTGCAATACAAGATACGCCAGACACGTCATATTACACGCCACCTTCGTCTATGCAGATGCCGTCTCAGACAACACCGGGTTTAGGCAGTCAGCCATCTAATATGGAATCTGCAAGGCTTGACGAAGCCAAGCGTAGGTTTGAGGCTGACCTCGTTTCCAATACAATGTCCAATATATACGACCCTAGGTTAAAAATGGAATCTACAGGATATGGCCGTTCACCATATATTTTCGAAAGGTACAATAGAAAAACAGATTTGGGTGCTGCGGGCTACGGCCCTATGGAGCAGGCTCCTTCGTCTATGCAAATGCCAACCCAAAGTAATGCTGAATATCAAGAGTTTGTAAAATTTCTTTCCGACGATGGCGGATTTACACGAGAGCTTCAAAATCCAGAATGGATGCAAAGGGCTTTTAACAGGTATATGCAGTCGCGTGCCAATTAAGGATTACAGGTAAATGGCAATCACAACTTACGCAGAGCTAAAGTCTAGCATAGCCAACTGGCTCAACCGCGACGACCTTACGGCGGTTATTCCTGATTTTATTAGTTTGGCGGAAGCTGGCATTAATCGTGACTTGCGGCATTACAAGATGGTCAACCGCGTTGATGCTACGCTTGATAGCCGCTATGTGCAGATGCCTGCTGATTGGATTGAGACTGTTCGTTTTGGCATTACATCTGGCACAACGTATCGCCTTGAGTTAATTTCGCGCGATGACATGCTTGAGTATCGTGAACGCAATTCTGACATTGCGGGTCGTCCGCGTTTTTACGCAAACATTGGCGATACCATTGAGGTGTTTCCAACGCCCGATGGCGAGTACACAATGCAGCTTCAGTATTACGCAAAGACGCCTGAGTTGAGCGACAGCAACGCTGACAACTGGCTTTTGCGAGATGCGCCTGACGTTTACTTGTATGGCGCGTTAATTCAGTCTGCGCCTTACTTGAATGACGACGCCCGCGCTGAAACTTGGGCTGCGCTTTATTCAGCTGCAATGCAATCGCTGCAAAGGGCGTCAGATGACACTCGATTTGCTGGTTCGGGCATCCGTATGCGCGTGACTAGCTATTAGACTGAAACTGGTGTATAACGGCCACAGATATATCTAACGGAGAAATCCATGTCTTTAACAAATGCTTTTGAGACAAGTACGCTTCAGTATTTGTTGACAACTGGTAGCGTAACCCGCCCGACAGCTTGGTATGTCGGCTTGTTTACATCTGACCCAACTGACACTGG